TAGCGGTACTCCTACTAAATATTACTGGGATAGGGAAGATGACGTTCTAGGTTTTTATGTTGCTCCTGATGCAAGCAATGACGGAGAGTATTGTAGGGTATATTACGCGCGCACATATACGCCTCTCTCTAGCGACTCAGCCACTCCATCACTACCAACGTTCCTTCATATGGCTATGTCCTATTATGTCGCAGCGATAGGTTTCGGTACAAGAGGATATGGGGATAAAGAGAATGACATGAGGTCTAAGTATGCAGAGCGGATACATAAGTATCTCGTAGAACTTAAGCGCGAGGATGTAGACGCAGACATTATAATGGTTAACTATAGAAATGTATAGGTGGACTAATGAGTAATCTTACAAGTCAGATAAAGCAATTTTATCTAAAGCAACTTCCGGGAATGAACAATAAGACTGAGGATCTAGAATTAGCTACCAACCATGTAGAACTGGCTCAAAACTGTAGGTTTGAAGATATCCCCGGCAGTGTAGTAAAACGACCTCCTGTGGCTAAGCTAAATGGTACCGAGTTAACTGAATCGCTACCAGTGCAGAGCTTATACCGATACTATACCTCATCCGGTGGTAAGCAGTGGATTGCTATAGATGGTACTAAGGCATTCGTAGTCAATGATGCTGGGACTGCTACTTCTATTAGAACAGGGCTTACAACTGGTAAGAAGGCTACTTTTGTTACATACAAAGACATCCTTATAGGCTCTAACGGATATGACAATATGTGGTGCTATGATGGCGCGTCAACCAACACTACTTGGGAGTTGGGTTCCTGCAAGGCAACGTTGGGTACTGCTGCTGGTAATCTGGATCAGGCTGCTTACTATTATGCCGTTACCTTCAATTCAGCCAACGATGGCAGTGGAACAAGAACAGGCGTCTGTGGCGCTGTAAGCAATACTATAACTTGTGATGCTTCCTACCAGAAGATAGAACTAAGCAGTATCCCAATAGGCCCTACAGGATATCCTTATAGAGAGATTTGGAGAACAGAGGGTGGCGGAAGTTCTATGTACCGTATTGCTGCTAAGCTTACAGACGTAACCTATACTACCTATACTGATAATATAGCAGACACTACGGCTACTGGCTATCCTGCCGTAGCAGATGATATGCCGTTGGGTAAGATTCTTAAGCTACACAGGGAGAGACTGTTTATCACGGGTGACCCTTCTAACTTAAACAAGATTTACTATTCAGCTTCTTATCTTCCTCACTACATACTCCAGTCTACCAACTTAGACTATATGCAAATTGATGAGAATGATGGTGATGAGATAATGGGGATACCTATTCAGTTAGGGGTTATGATATGTATGAAGAAGAATACCATCCGTAAACTACACATAACAGCGCCTACATCTGGTGCTGACCCAACGACATGGTATGCTGAGGATCCATCTTCTTGGAACGGTGCTGCCTCTTGGGAAACTGTGGTGCAGACACCTTTAGGCGTAGCATACTTAGGATGGGACCATTGGTATATTTACGATGGCGCCAAGTCAACACCTATCATAGATGAGTTTGATACCTACGAGATACTAGACGCTGAGTACACTAAAGTAGTAGCTCATTGGGATAAGGGCGACCTTGTATGGAGCTATACAGATAGAACCTCTGCCTTAACATCAAAGAATATAATAGCAAGATATAACTTTAAGAGAAAGGCGCTTTCCTTTGATACCTTCACTGTAAGTAGCGGGTATGTTGGAGTGGAGTGCTTTGCTTCCAGATACGGTGACGCAGAGCATAACGAACTATTCATGGGAGATGCAGTTGATGGTTTCATATACCAAACAAGCCAATATGATATAGATTACGCTCTACGCAGTAAAACAGAGTGTAACACGGGCAGTACTTCTAATATCTTTATAGGTGGCACTGAATCCTCTCCGAATATTCAGATAGGCGCAACAACTGCTGCGGTTGCTATACCAGCTAACGTCTGTATCTTCTGGGATGGCGCAAGCTCTGTACCAGAGAATGACGATGGGATATCCTCTGGGTGGACAGAGATAACAGACAAGGACGATAAATATATCAAGATAGATACCGGTACTGCTGGTACCGCTGGAACTGTTGGTACGGTTGTATCTGTAGCAGACCAGATAGATACGGAAGCAGAGGAAATCCAATATTACAACTACAGGGTATTCTATAACAACGCTGCCACTACAGAGTATGTCTATCCCAACGGTTCTATCATTATGTGGGATCAGTCTTCTACTCCTACTGGCTATACTGACGTACCTGCTAATCGTTACATCAAGATTAATAGTGGCTTAAACGATGAAGATGATGATGACTCTGATAACATTGTTCCTTATAGTGGGTTGGATTACATATACACTGCAGACGAATCTTCATCTACAGCACAAGCATTAGATAATACGGTTAAATTCAGGTTTATCAAAAAGGTAGGAGAGATAGATACTTGGGACGGTAGAAGCCAGTATATGTACACTCTTTACTATGATACAAGCTTTGGCTTCACAGCTTGTGTTGCTGACCACACAGCAGAGACCCTAACTGATGCAGCGCACGGTATGGAGAACGCTGAGAGAGTTCACTTTGCGGCTACTACTATACCAACCGGGTTGTCTACATCTATTATATATTTTGTAGTAAATAAAGCGACTAATACCTTTCAGGTAGCATTAACATCAGGTGGCGCGGCTGTTACCTTTACAACCAACGGAGACACAGTAACATACGAGAAGGTTAGAAACGACTTCTATGATGTTTCCGCTACATATGATAACTGTTTCTTAAAGACAGACAACAACGGCCCTACAAAAACAGAAGGCGATGATACTGAGTATACTGTAGATCTACTCCAAATGACTAACACTAACCACTCTTATCTTGGGGCTACTGATGGTTCTAAGTCTATAGATGGAGACGATGCTACCTATGCTGCTGCTACTTTTCATGGTGGCTACGAGTCTATGAACGAGGATGTAACAGCGTATTCTTCTCATACATGGGCTGTAGCAAAGACCATTACTAAGGTTGCTTATAAGTTGCTAGGTTCAGCTACAATGCGCACTAACTATACAGCTGATACAAGCACTACTCTTAAAGTAGAATACTATGATGGTACTGATTGGGCTACATTGGGAAGCATTACAGCTACTGATAGTGACCACGCTTCAAGTGGTGGGCCTATAACTTCAAGTGCTAGTTTAGACGATACTTGGACAGGCTCACAAGCTGGCGTAAAAGGTCTCAGAGCTTATGGTACAGCGCATGGTGATGGTTCTGGTGGTGAAACTTCTGGCGAAATAGACGTTAAGATATACAATCTAACCTGTGAATGCAAACCATATGACACGGTTACGTTCAACTTAGTTAAGAAGATACTGGGTAAACACAAGGGGTATAACACAGCGATAGGGACTACATACACTGCGGGTACTTGGACTTCTCCTACTATGGAGATTAAAGCCAATACACTAAAAAAGATGTTCTGGAATGAGGTCATAACCAGCACTACGGATGCGGTCATGTCTACTCGTACGGGTGCGTATTTAGATGCAGCAGGGACGGCTCCTAGCGCCACTGACGGTGGTTCTACTATGGCTTGGCACGCTACCACACTAAGTAATCCTAACGGTAGTGATATAGGTTCAACAGCTGCCAAGTATCTACAGTACAAGATTGACTTAACTGCTGATGATACAACGAGTTCTAACCCTAAGATATACCTTGCTAACGGCTATTGCTTGAAGTATGACTATAGACAGCAGGGTTCAGACCTTGATGATTCAGTAGAATTCAGATATAAGCTAGGTTTGAGGAACTTTAACCTACCTATGATAGATAAGATTTTAAAGAAAGTGCTTACTAGGCATGATGGCTCACAGGGTTCGTTCCTTGTGAAGTGGGAAACAGAGCACAGCACTGGTGAGTTTACTGTTGATTTAAGCAATAGTGGGGAGCGCTGGGACAGCTTCTTCCCTTCAGATGCTACAGGACAGGAAGTAACATTAGAGATATATAAGAACGATTTGAACGCATTTACCTTAAAGGAGCTGGCTCTTCTCTATACACCAGAGCCACTAATAATGTAATGTTAGACCAACTTGACCATGTACCCGAAGCTCATTTAGACAAGATACTTACTCACCTCCACAGAGAAGCTATGGGGCACGTCTATACAAGTACTCTCCCTACTGCTAGCACTGTGCCGATAGGTAAGATGGTTATCTATGATGACACCACCCTCAATGAGATACGGGTTTATTTGAAGACAGCTGAGAATAACCTTATTTACTATAGGCTCAATGCTTCTGGTGAGGTTGTGGTAGATGGTGAAATCAATATAGGCTCTCATTTTAAAGCTAACGATTCTGATGGTATGTGGCTGGGCGCTGCATTATTCGGTGATGCTCCTTTTAGTGTGAGTATTGCTGGTGCATTGACAGCTACAAGCGCTACTATTTCTGGCTCTATCACAGCTACCTCAGGAACTATAGCTGGTTGGACTATCAGCTCAACTTCTTTACTTAAAGATACCGGTACCGATGCAACATCTGCCGGAATGATACCTGCTGAGTATCCTTTCTATAGTGGCGCTACATATGCTAACAGAGCCTCGGCTCCATTCAGCGTAACTACAGCAGGCGCTCTTACGGCTACTTCAGGCACTATTGGTGGTTGGACATTAGGTTCTACTACTCTTTACACTACAAATCTGCTTATAGATAGCGGGAATGAAACTATAGAAACTGCTGACTATGCTTCTGGCGCGTTAGGCTCAGGATGGCATATTGGAACAGATATAGCTGAGTTCCAGAATATTAGAGCAAGAGGTAAGATTTCTACGGCAGTCTTTGAGAACACAACTATAACATCTGTGGGTGGCAATCTATTGGTATCTAATAGTGATATCTTAGATGCAGATATGACTGCCTTAGATGCCTCAACCTTAACGATAAGCGGTGACACTACATTCTCAGTAGGTGACTTCCTACGGATTAAAGATGGCACAGATGATGAGTGGTTAGAGGTTACTAATGTAGGTTCAGCACCTGAGTATACAGTTACAAGAGATAAGGCAGGCGATTATACAGCAGATACTAACCCTATATGGAAGTCAGGCACAGCTGTAGTGAGCTATGGTGCGTCTGGTGAGGGGCTTATCTATATGACAGCCTCTGATACCAATTCACCTCATATAGACGTTCTAACCCACGCTGGGAGCCCTTGGGACACTACTACAACTCGTATGCGTATGGGTAATGTAAATGGTTTCTTAGGCGCGGCTACAGATTTATATGGATTATATATTGGTGAGAGTGATGCTTATTTAAAATATGACCCTACTAATGGATTACAGATTAAAGGCTCTATAACAGTAACTGGTGGTAATGCTACTCAAACATTTGCTCAGGACGCTATTCCAACTTCTATATCAATAGGTGATATGTGGGTAGATACTGATGATGGGAATACATTATACCGCGCTGCGATAGCTGGAGCTGATCAGATAACAGCTGGTGAGTGGGAAGTAGCTCAAGATATCGGTGAAGGCGTGGTTACTTTCGCACAAGACGCTATCCCCACATCATTAGCAATAGGTGACTTATGGACTGATACCAACGATAGCAATAAATTGTATCGTGCTGCTTCTATAGGTGCAGACCAAATTACAGCAGGTGAATGGGTATTAGTCAGAGATGCTGCGGCTACTACATTAGATACTTGGAGACACGCAAGCGATAGTACACTGATAGATGGCGGAGACATATACACAGGTTCTGTTACTGCTTCTCAAATAACAGTTGCTTCTTTATCAGCCTTACAAACCCTTACAGGGAATATACATTCAGCGGCTACTGGTGCAAGATTAGAGATATTCCCAGATGCTAATACTGGATTGCAGGTCATAGATGATGCTGGGAACAATGTATTCTTAGCATATGTCGGTGGTGCAAGTGTAGGAGATGTACTATTCGGTAGTGCTACAGATGCTACCCAGTCGTTGTTATGGGATAAGTCAGAGGCAGAGCTTTACTTAGGGAACAGACCTATAGGCAAAGTATTTGGTAACTCTTATCAAGGGTTTGATTCTTTTGCTGGTGATGGTAGTGATGGTGCAGCAACTATAAGTAGTGCTACAACTCTTACAGATGAAACGAAACAGTATACAAACCTTACTATTAATGTATCACAAACTCTTACACTAGACCATTCTATTATAGCTTGTTCAGGAACACTTACTATTAATGGCACTATATCATCTATCGCAATGGGCTCAGCAGGTGGTGCAGGTGGCAGCAATAAAGCTGCTGGAACTGTAGGTACTGATGGTGATACAGATGGATGTGCTGGTTCAGGTGGCGGAGGTGGTGGAGCTAAGGCAAGTTCAGGCACAGGATATGCAGGTGGTGTAGGTGGTGCTTGTCAAGGTGTCGGAGGAACCGCTGGTTCTACTTCTGGTGGAGCTGGAGGAACTGGCAATACTTGTTCAGCAGCATACTATACAGCAGCTACGTCATTCTATAGAGGCACAAGATTACAAGGTGTAGGTGATGGTGCAGGTGGAGGCGGAGGTGCAGCATCATCATATAATACTGGAGGTGGCAATGCTCCACAAGGAGGTACTGGTGGTACAGCTGCTGGATGGGTTTATATAGAGGCTGCAGACATAGTTTTTGGAGTGTCTAACTCTTTAGACGCTTCTGGAAATGTAGGTTCAGCTGGAAGTCCTGGTGACTGGGGAACACCTAATCAACCGTGGGCAGGAGGAGGCGGTGGAGGTGGTGGTGGAGTAATTTATATGAGATATGGTACAAAGTCTGGTACTGAAAGTGAAGATGTTACTGGTGGTACAGGCGGTGCTGCTGCTGGTGTTGGCGGTGGAGCTGGAGGAGCAGGAGGTACAGGTGGAGCAGGAAGATTTACGTTCACTCAATAGAAGCGTTGACGGTTTCAGCTTAACCTTTAGACATAAAAAAGGATTAGGTGTGTTTGCTTGTGATAATAACAAAGTATATTGGTCAAGACCAGATTTTAGTAAATCTATGGAAAAAGTAGCACAAGAGATTGAAGGAGGTACAGAATGGCAAGAGAAACTCAAGGTGGATTAGTACCACCAACAAGAAGGGACAAGACAGAGGAGAAGCTATGCGAGAAATGATGTTGCTCATTAAGGAACTAGGTTTTGGAATTGTCGGAGTGGGAGCAGTCATCTTTATAGCTCTTAAGTTTGTAGATGCTTCTCTTAAGCGTTGGGATGTGCTTATACAAAAGATGGAAGTATTCATGAGCAGAGTCCGTGACGAGCATGATAGGAATGATGAGGCGCATAAAGCTCTTATGTCAGAGCATAAAGATATAACAATTACATTGGGTAGGATAAATGGATATAAAAGTTAAAGACACCATACGCGATAAAATACTTGATTTTGAAGAAGAGATGAGTAAACTACCAGATGTTAAGTTTGGGGATGATGCTTACCCATTGAAGCACTCTTTTGCAGATGGGATATATGTACGAGAGATAAATGTACCTAAGGGTGAGCTTATTGTTACTAAGATATTCAAGCAATCTCATGCTATGTTTTTGTTAAAAGGAAAGTGTTCTATACTAACAGTTGAAGGCGTTAAGAAGATAGAGGCTCCGTTCCATATGATTACAGCAGTAGGAACGAAGCGCATTATATATACTCACGAAGATGTGGTATGGGTTACAGTGCATAATAACTCAGATAATAGCAAAGACTTAAACTTAATAGAAAATAAAGTGATAGCAAAAACATTTGACCAGCTTCCTACACAGGAAGAGATAAAACAACTAAAGGAGGCATAACATGAGTTGGATAGCAATAGGCACAACCGCAGTCAGTATCGGCGGGAGTATGTATTCTGCCAATCAAGCGAAAGGAAAGTCTGGGATCGGGCCTGCTCAAGTTGTTACCAACCCCCAGTATTCATTTACTGAGCCACGGCTACAGCAGACCTCCGATTTTATCTCTTCAAATATACAGCGCATGAGTGAGGGCAAACTTCCATCTTATCTTGATAAGGCTATGCCAAGTATGAGACAAACAATGTCTAAGCAGAATAGAAATACATACTTTGGTAGCCCGGGTCAACAGGGTCCCGGCATTTTAGATAGTGTGAAGTCAGCAGGCGCAGCTACAGGCATAGGACCCAAAGCTACTATGATGCAGACTAATAAGGCGCTATATGATTACGGAGAGAAGGAAACAGAGATAGATAGATACCTTACTAAGCTCGGTGTAGATGTTATGCAGGAAGATGCTTATAGGTTCCCACAGTTATCCAATCAGATGGCTCAAGGACCACAATCTACAGTGATACCGGGTTCTCCATATAATGTACCTCAGAAGCCTGATTACATGGGTACGGCTATACAGGGTATAGCTGGAGCAGTAGGCAACATGGACTTCGGAGGCGGTACTTCTGGCGGTGGTGGTGCTGGTGGAACTTGGGATACGAGAGATATGGCAGGATATGATAATAGAAGCTCTATGTATCAGCAGGGTATGGAAACACCAGAACAATATGCTGCCAGTAAGTGGTTAACCCCAACGAACCAAGGCGATCAACCAACTTGGCCTACAGGGAGGAGATTCTAATGGGTATAAATCCAGCTTCATCACAACAGGTAGGACAAGGTTTTGAAGTAGAGTATAATAACAATCCTAGCGCCTTTGAGAGTATAGCTCAAGCTATGAGTGCTTATGTTCAAGGCAAAGCAAATAAACAGAAAACTGAGAAGGCTCAACTTGCTGCTGCTCTCCCAACGCTTCTAAGTCAAGGGTTAGCGAATCCAGCGGGAAAAGGGCAACAGGGAGATATGAATATAGCAGGTCAAGGTTTTAATATGTCAGATGGTATGGATATGGGTATGACTAAAAGCGGTATGAAGAATCGGAAGTCTTATTGGGATTTAGTAAATTCTAAGAAGAAAGCGTTACGAAGCGATGTCCAGACTATAGCTGAACGGTTATTCCCTAAATATCAAGCTGGCATGGAAGTTGATAAAATGAATAGAAACGAAGCCGGTAGCGGAGATGCTATGGCTTGGAATAAAGCTGTTGCAGCTGCTGAAAGGTCTGCTAACTATTTTGGTACTAACAACAGTCAAGGTCGTGAAGGTAGTTTAAAGAGCAACCAAGTTGGTCAAGATAGTAAGCAAAACCAACAGATGCCACAAACAGTTATTCTTTCTACTAACAATATAGTTGAAAAGAAGGATATGTATCGTCAACTTCTTAAAAAAGCGAGAGCGCAGAATGTAAGTCAAGCTGACTTTGAAGCTAGGATAAGGAGAGAATACGAGGAAGCAGGATATGCAAGAGAAGATATAGATAAAATAGTAGGAATATAATATGGCGAAATATGATATAGATACTACAGATTTAATCAAACGCCCAGAACCTGAAGACAAGGGTGTTGATAGTATAGATACTTCCAGTCTTACCAAGAAACCAGAACCTATCTTCCCAGGAGAAGGCTTAATCCCAACAGCTCGGTATAACTGGCGTAAAGGATACCTTCCTACATATGCAGGTAAGAATTGGACTGATAATTTATGGGAACAGAAGTCCCTCCATGATGCTTTAAGAGAAGATGAAAAATTAGGGATGTTATATAGCCCTAAAGAGCTTGGTCAAGACCCTTCAGAAAATTCCTTTTTAGAATCTCCACTTAACTACCTTGTAGCAAAAGGCGCGCGCATGGCTCCATTTATGTGGGAAGCTACCCTAGAAGGCTTGAAGTGGGGGACAAGTGCAGGTATGGCCGCTGGCACTGCTGCCTTTGTAGCAGGTCAATTGGGCCCACAAATAGCGCTACCTGAAGAGTTTGCTACTGTTCCTATAGCGTTTGGTACAGGGTTTACTGCTGGAATGTCTGCTGGAGTTATTAAATATTCCATGGATGTTGAAGGTGGAAATATATATGGAGCTATGATTAAGCGTGGGGTGGATCCAGCTACAGCTAAACCGTTGGCGTTGGCTGGTGGATTAGCTATTGGTATCGTAGAGAATATGCAGATAACAAGGTTAGCTGGTCCGTATAAGAAGTTCTTTGATAAAGCTGGTCGTGCTATGCTTAAACATCCTATTGCTAAAAATGCTATAGCAGCAGGATTAAGGGAATATGCAAAATCATATGGAACAGAACTTACAGAGGAAATGATTCAGGCTGTTATTGAAAGAGCTACACATATCGTAGCCGATGTATTTGAAGGTAACATTAAAGGAAAAGGCGGACGAGTAAAAGCAGGCGATTTGATTCCACGGCTTACAGAAGGTCTTGGAGAAGAATTCAAAGAGGCTGCAGCAGGTATGGCGCTACTTCCTTTACCCGGTGCTATGGGAACGGGAGTCAACCAAGCACTAATGAACAATAAGAAGGCTTCCCTTGAATCTTTTAGAAAAGAAATCTTTGAAGGCTCTAAAGAGGGTGACGCTGATGATATACGGTTGGCATCTATAGGCGCTATTAGTAAGATGCTTGATGAGTATGATGGTCCCAACACTTTCGTAGAAGAAGGAGATGGTGGCTTTGGTGGACAGATAGTTGAAGGTTTAAGGGTTGATGCTGGACCCGGTTGGGTTGATGAAAATCATAATCCTGTAAGTACCTTAAATGAAAAAGAGACAGAGATATTATTAACTTCAAAGATGCTTAAAGGTGACCCTGCTAAATTAGCTGAGAAGTTTGGGGCAACCCTAAAAGCAGACCCTAAAGAAGCTGCTTTCCGTGAATGGGAAATAGAACAGGTATCAAATACAATAAGACCTGATGATGTCAAAACCACACCTGCTACGCAAGGAGAAGGTCGTGGTGCTTTTGCCTATGAGAAGAATGTTAAAGGCACGGTTACTCAAGTTTCTTTACCAAACATTACAGATGACCAGAGGTCTGCTGCATTTTCTCACCTCAACTCTCTTTTACCCAACGTTAGAATTGGCGGTAGGAGCATAAAGCTTGATAAGTTGGGTGAAGCGGTGCGTGAAGAACTAATCGCTAATGTTGCTGGATGGTTAAGTGAAGGCAGAACAGAGGCTGAAATAGGTCAAGAATCCGTAAGGTTCCTTTCAGAGCACACTAAAGGCATAGTAGAGCACGTTAGTGGCCCACTTGAAAAAGAAGGTCGTAGCACAGATGTCTACTTCAAGCAAGCGTGGTATAAGCTTAATCAGATTCCGATACTTGTTAAGGCAATGGTAGACAACGGTGAGATAGACAGCATAGATGACATCTATTTCGTTGGCAAGGAAGGCGTAAGCCAACGCTTAAAGCAACTTTTCTTTATATCAGCTGACAAAGACGGCATTATATTTGACGGCGAAGCTGAAGCTGAAGCTGAAGCACCCAACGTTTCTCAAACAGCTTCGGAGCAAGGCGTGTCATTCTCTGAAGTAGTAGAAGGACCTCCTGCGCTTACTAACGAAGGCTCTGAAATTACAGCTGACCCAACGGTTGAGACAGCAGCGCCTGATGAGAAGCCAACACAGGATGACATAAATGCTGCGTGGAATCAACTCGTTAAGGATGCTAAGATAAGTTCTGAAGTAAGAATTCCTAAGACTAAAGGAGTCAAGAATCACAGTATGTCTTACCGTATGGATGCCAACGAAAACCTTACTGGCAAGACTACAACGACATTAGCGTTGGCTGAACGGGGGATTCGGACATCTACTACCAGAACCTACCCGTTGGGTGAAGTTGGAGACATAATAACCTTTGAAGGTCGTAACCAACAGTATAAAATAACTAAGATTCATAAGATTACTCCAGCAGATGTAGCAAGCCCTGAGTTCATGAGCTCTCTGTCTAAGACTGAGCAGTGGACTGAGGAATCTATAATAAATAAGCATAGGGAACAAATTAAGATTGGCTCTTATGTAACAAGTTACAATAGAATTAAAACTAAGGACACCATCCCTAAAGCAGACAAGCAGTCCAAGGAACAGGTTCTCCAGCAGATAGATAACATCTGGAAAGAGAGAGCTGACCTAGAAGCTGAGAGATCTGACTTGCAGAAGATTGTAGATGAAGCAGAAGATTATGAAATAAGAAATAGACCAGTTGCTTTTATCAACCAAGGTATAGATTACATAAGCAATAAGATAGATGAGCTTGATAAGCAACTTGATACTATCGGTGGAAGCAACAGGTATCCTAAGGGAGTTGTTCCTAGAAGGTCACCTCTTAATCCTAAGCGTTGGTATGACGCGGCTCATAGGTTTGGTAATATGCTTATGCTTAATAGGATGCGCCGTATGGTAGAACGCGCCGGTTCATTAACCCACATAAAGGTGGATACTATCCAGAATGAAGTAGCTGCAGATGGCACTGAGATGTTTGAGATGGTTGATAAGAACAAGCAGTTTAACGCAGCTGGGATAACTGCTGACCGTAACAGGATATATGTCCATCAGCCAACGGTAAATGAGCACTGGGCTATTTATAATAAGAATAAGCATTCTAAGCTAAAGAACAAACTATCTCAGAATCCCGGTTGGGTTGCAAGAATACTACCAGCAGGATTATCATCAAGGGAATTCTCTGCTTTTATGATAGAGCATGAGAGGGTTCATCTTGCTACAGGCATAGATGGTTCTATGATAGATGAGATACTTACCTCTATGATAGCGCTGGAAAGAATAGGGAGGCCTGATTTATCTAAGGTATTGCTCTCTACCTTAAATTCTCGTTTCTTTCCAAAGCAACGCTTTACAAAGAAAAGGTCAACTCCTGAGAAGGTATCAGAGAAAGTCATTTCTGAGAATGATGACTGGAGAGAGTTAGGAACTGGAGGATATGACTATGTATTAGATCCAGAGAGGAAGAAAGCTAGGGGCGTAACGGGACCAGCAAGAGAAACATCCAGTACAAGGACATACTACTGGAAAGGCGAAAAGTTGATGATGTCTAATACAATCCGCCTTCCATCTGAATCGGTAGTTGGAATAGAACTAACTGAAGAAGATGCTTTGCATAGAATAAACATTGTAGCTGAGCCTAATCCACAAGCTAAAGGTTCTTCTGGGGTTGATTGGATTGATGGTTATGTAGATTTAATCCATAAGGCTGTAAACCCTAGAGCTGTAGCAGATGAAATGGATAAGAAAGCAGAAGATATTGAGAAAATAGCCACTGCAGATACCGAAGAAGTTATCCGTTCAAAGCCTATGATTGAGTTAGAAGACCTGCCTACTGTGGTTACGAAAGTCTTTAAGCAGTTTGGGGTGGAAGTGGATGGTAATAACTATGATGCAGTATTAGAAGCCTTTAATGACCTCACGCCTGAACAGCAGGATGCGTATCAGAACTTTATTCAAGAGAATACCAGTTTACCCACATCTCTTGCTTTCTCACCAGTAGAGTCATCTCCTACTTTTGCTCAACTTAAAAGTGATGAAAGCTATAGAAACATATGGGAAACCAACGTTAATGAAAGCGACCAAATCCTTGAAGCTGATCGTATCATAGAAGATTTCTGGGGATTCTATGCGCTGGCTAAAGCTAATGTTAAATCTGTTCAAGCCGGTATGAGAAAAATACAAGATAAGATTAAAGCCTTTGAGGTAGATAAACGCAGTGAATTCAATTCTAATCCTAAACAGCAGGCTCTCATAGACAACAAGATTCAAGCGTTGACTCGTGACTTAGGAGTGTTGAAGGAATCAGAAGCAGCTGAAAACGCGACACTTGCTAATATAGGCGTAAGGATGAAGAAGGAGTTTGATGATTTTTTAAAGACTGTTAATGTAACCGAAGAAATAGGCGGCAAGACTCGTGTCCATAGTAAGGAAACGGCTGAGTTGAGGTCTAGATTGCGGGATTCATTTGATAGAAGCAACCCAGAGTACAAGAGGAAACTTGAAGATGCAATGGGTGGTACAATTGGTAGCGAGAGTATTGCTCCAGCTGAGGGTGAAGAATCTCCTAAGCTTGAAGGTAGTGATGAGCCCAGGACACATGGTAAGCGGTTAAAGATGCTGATTAACCTTGGTAAGATGGTTGGTAGGGATGAAGATTATGTGCGTACTTGGCTCGGAGATGAAACCGTTAGCAAGCTTACCGCTCCAAAGGAAACGTCAAGCTTTATAGATAGGCAGAAACCTTCTATACTTAAGAACATCCTAAACGTTAAGAAGGCTGCCGGGTTCAACGCTTGGATGGGTGAACGCACTCAGGACATATTGACTCAAGCTGTAATGGGTTTTGTTCAAAAGCACCTTGAGATTAAGCCAGTAGGTAAGAAAGACAAGGCTTGGAGGCGAGTTGTAGGAAAAACAACTGGTCCTAGAACAGCTAAGCTATACGATCTGTTGGGTCGCGTTTTAAGCGGAGCTAAAGAAGAGGTAATAATTAATGGTAAGAAGTTTTCTGAAGCTGATATCAGCCTTAACCCCCAGCATCAGTCTAAAGCAGAAGCTGATGCTTATTATAACGATATGGTTCAAATCAGGACAGGCTTATCCCAATTAGACAAACCGTTGGCTACTATGCCAACAGTGAAGGAACTAGGGAGTTGGAAGAATAAGCGAGATAGGTTGAGTTATTGGCAGTTGGTTCCAGATGAATTGAAACCTTGGCTTATTTACTATGCTAATCAGTATGAGAATGTTGTTTCTAAAGAAGCTTTGCGTAATGGCGCATGGGAAGGTTCAAATATAACTGCCTTACAAAATATGGGATTTGGGCATAGGATAGCAAGGCTTGAAGAGTGGCAACAAGTCAATAGCGGTGCTAAGGGTACATATAATTTAGAGGCTCCAGAAAGAAAGTACCGTACCTGGGCTCACTTTTGGTGGGACACAAAAGACTTCGGAATGAAGCCAGTATCTAACTTTGCTTATGTATCTGGTGAGTATGTAGCCAACACTCTTAATCTAATAGAGAAGCACAAGGCTGTTAAGAATCTAGGCAATATGGCAAGCGATATACCCGGCTTTAATATAATTATGTATGAACATATGGTTGATGTAGATATTGAAACAGCTCAGAAAAAGTTAACAAAGGCTGGTTATGTCCAGCTTAAGTCAGAGAATGGTTTCGCTGAGTGGGAAGGTGGGTTCTTTAGAAGGCCGTGGGTACACAAATCAGTAGCAGATATCATGAAACATTTTACCGTTTCAACAGATCGCGCTGCAATAATGAAAGCTTGGTTTAATGCAAACCAAGTAACTAAGCGCATGATAATGTCTACACCATTCAAATATGTATTACAGATAGTATCAACGCCTGTTGCTTGGTTAGGCGCTAAAGCTTTATATAAATACTACGGTACCAAGCTTATTAAGGTTATACCGGGCGGTATAGGTCAAGGTATGAGAGAGCTACAGGGCAAGAGCACGCCTTTCACCCATCTTGCTAAGGATAAGCAGTATCAAGAGCGTAAAACATATTTCTTAGCTAAAAAAGGATTACCTGGTTTTGATTTTAGCGCAACCTTTAATATGCTTTATGAGAAAAGCATTGATTCTAACCACCCTATGACTGCTCCAGTTTGGAAAAGAATCAAGTCATGGTTTAGTGGTAAGTTTGGCACAGAGAGATATGCCTTTAATGACTATATATTAGAGGCTACTTATGACCTTACCAGTATGTTCTATGATATGTTTAAGTCAGAAGGTAGGAGCGATGAAGAAGCAGCTACTATGGCTAGTGGGTTCGTTGGAGATGTGACAGGGCTTGTCAACAGAACCATATATGGTAGAGAAGGCGAAGTCTTACAGGCTATAGCCTTCGCAAGAGACTTTACTATGACCTTCTTTAGACAGGTAACAGGTGCAACATACCCTGTATGGAAGGGGCTACATAACTTCAACCCAGAAAAGAGTGGGGTCAAGTCAGCTTTTAATCCTTTGTTACACGCTGAGAAATCTAAAAGTCAGATGAATCGCTTAACTTCCTTATATGCAGAGCACCTTGCGCGCGTAATGATGTGGAAACTCTTTCTTGCTAATATGATGCAGTATGGTCTTATGGCAACGTGGGGTGATGACGATGAAAAGAAGAGACCGTGGGCTTTCCAGAACCCCGGTATGCGCAGATTGCAGGTTAGATTACCGCGCGCTTTCCTTAAGTATAAATTGTTTAAAGCCATTGGTACGGTAGGAAAAGATACCTATCTGCCATTCTCTACCTATATAGACCCTATAGCATTTAGGGAAGCTAACCAGATGCTTTCTTATTCTACTCAGCCCCGTAATATCTCAAGGGCAAAGCTAAACGTTGGGTTAGGTATGGCCATCACCAGCTTGACCAGACGCAACGCTATGGATATGGAAGTCTTTCAGGACCCAGATACCGTTGGGTGGTGGGATAGCTTCAAGGATTGGTTCTCTAATATGGCTCAATCAGCTCTCCCTTCTGAAGCTTCCTTAGATATTTTGTATCCAGATACGCTTGGTGATACAGGTTTACCATCCGAAGCTCTGGCAAGAGCCGGGCACATGGCAGGTATTCAGATTAAAAGAGGTGAACCTTATGAAGAAGGCTATGCTTATCAAGAGAAGAAAGACTTACAGAGAATTAAGGCCCGGGACGATTGGCGATTAGAGAAAATGAAGAGAGCTATACGGCAGAAGCCTTCAAAATTTGAAGAGTACCTTGAAAGTGGACAGCTTACATATGAACAATCAAAGAACATACTAGAGAGCTTTGAGTATCCCATTTCTTCATATCTTAAAAAGAATTACAAGTCTGTTATGAAAAGGAACTATAGGTTAAATCAAAGCCATCAAAAAAGCAGGGCATCAATAGATACTTCTGCTCTAATAGCGGCTCCTGATAGAATAGATACCTCTGACTTGATAGCCGCACCGAGGTAACAATGAAAGACACAAAACGAATACTCCACTTCATCAAGCGCATATCGCGGCTAATGAGAGTATTAGCTGATGAACTTGATGACTTCAGTTTAGAATTAATCGGAAAAGGAGGTGATGACAATGGAACAGATACAGACTCTACTAGCACTACTGGCTAAGTGGTGGCCTGCAATAACAGCTATAATAGCGGCGTGTGCTGCGGTAGCTGCGATAACACCTAGCCGCAGTGACGATAGAATAATCCAAATTATAATAGATATTGTAAACAAACTTGGATTAAATGTTGGCAAAGCAAAGAACGCTGACGCATAAGCGATAGAAGTGGGCGGGTTGGTCTGGGTATCGCTTATAATGAAAGGTATTAGTATGGGTATTATACAGGCAATAGGAGCCTTCTTAAAGCTTGCTGTGTTGTTTTTTGAGAAGTCTATTGAGAAGGACAAGGAACGCAAGGTAAAGCTTCAGGAGGCATCAGATGGATGTAAAAAAGGTATTGAAGACCGTGACGCTGGCGCTGTTCTTAGGGCTTTTAATAGGCGCAACTGGGTGCAGTAAAATAGTACGGATTACACCTATCAGCGAAAAAGAATTCTTCCCAGTATACAGCGGAAAGAGTTATGTGGCGCCACAAGATGGGTGGTTCGTTTCTAACGATGTAGTAAACGATATTTTCCAAGCAAAAATAGACTAAAAATGAAGTGAAAAAAAGTGCTTGACAACCTCCTCCGTTTGTTGTAATATGGGTACAAACGGAAAGGAGGTGGAAGGAATGACAAAGCTTTACACACTACGGGACCTCTCTCACATCCTCGCAAAAAGCAAATCTACAATATATCATAACTGGAAAAAATGGGTATCTGATGGTCGGATGCAAGTTATGATAATCAACTGCCAACCACGCTTTCACCATGATGAAGTATTAAAACTACTCAAAAGTTTTGAACCTAAAAAGGAGGCGTGATGCTTGAAATTTCTCATAATTCTATGTCCAAAGCAAAGGGATGTTGGAAAAAATATTACTGGTATTACATAATGGGTTATGTCCCTAAAAGAAGATCTATCGCTCTCACACTTGGTAGCGCTCTTCATACTTGCTTTGAAAAATACTACACTGGATTCTCTGATGATAAAATAACAGACTGGATTCAGGAATCCTTTAACGAAGAGATTTCTAATGCAACGATGTATGATGTAGAAGATTTAGAACTTGCCAAATGGACAACCCTTGGTATGTGGTTATATTATCCATACAAAAATATTGACAACTTTACATTGAACATTCCAGAGATGAAGTTCTCTACAAAACTTAACGGACTTCGCAATGTAAGGCTCATAGGCAGAATTGATGGATTGATTGAAAGAGATGGTAAGCTCTGGATAAGAGAAGTTAAAACCACAGGATTAACCCCGCGACAATTCACAGGCAGGATACAAACATCTTCACAGGCAGATACATATGTATATGCTCTCCGTAAATTAGGTCACGATATAGTAGGCGTGATGTATGACTGCATTAAGAAACCTCTCCTAAGAAAACGCAAAGATGAAACAGTAAGAGATTTCGGTGAACGGATTATTAATGACTATGCCGAAGATAGTAAAAAGCCAGAGGGTGAACGCAAGGCTTACATCCGTGAGTTTGCTTATAGGTCACCTAGCGCCCTTCAAAGGTACGAGGAAGATGCAGTAAGGTTGGTTAGGGATATAAGAGCTAAGGCAAACAAATCAAGTTGGAACAGAAACACCGACCAGTGTTGGAACTATAACAGTCTTTGTCCTTATGAGAAGATATGTTTTATGGATGAGCCGGATGAATTAACAGTAGAACTAAACTATGATGTCCGTGTGCGGACAAAGAAGGGGGGTGAAGACAATGGAAAAAAAGAAACTAATAGCAACGCCTGATTCTGATGTTGGTAAAGAAATAATTGATCAGCAGTTGGAGATACTAAAGACGCTGAACAAAATACTTAACATACTGGACACGATGGCAAAAAAACAGAAGGCAGGTAAATTCTGAGAAGGGGGATACGGATGAGCAGAACATCACAGTATTGTATCAAATCATCAAACTTTGATGATTTATTAAAGCAGATACCAGGCGCATTTGAAATCAATGAATTAGCTTGGGAGGTATGGAGTCCCGGTAATATGCAGGCCCTACACATTCCAGAGTATTGGAAAATAGCAGGAGTACAAAAGATAAGACAGTCGCAACCCAGAATGAATGCAAGAGGTGTGTTCAATCTTATGCCTAAAGATAAGATAGAGTTGCTTATTGATAGGTTCTGCAAGAAGAATAAGTTCGCACGTCAGGATGTCAAGGTTAGCAGATTGACAGTATCCAACGGTAAGAACAAGCTAGTATTTAAGAAGATTAAAAAGAAGATAGATGGTGAGAAGAAAGCAAAGCAATATCTCGGTCTTGGCAGTACATTATTTGGTAATGAAACGATGCTTGCCAAAATGAATGCTAAGAAAGTATATTGCAATTCTCATGTAGAAACCAAAACCTTCTTCACTTGTTCGGAGAAACCGCTATGAAAGACACATACACATTAAGAGATTTAATAAAGAATCATACGGATTATGAGGATAACTTTAAACTCTTAATGTTGGCAGTTGAAAAGAATGATGAGCCAAGTCACTTGAAGTATGCGCGTGAAGAAAAAAGGCTTGATGCTTTACAATGTCAAATACGCAAGAGCCTTCATGTATTCACTCACGACTCATGCCCTATCAGACACAACAAGAGGTGTGTAGAGTGTACCGGCTACTATCATGAGGAAAGCAAGAAAAGAAAGACAATGATAGAAGATGTCAAGAAACTGGAAGATGGGGATTGGTACTATGATTGCTTTATGCACGAAAGGAATTATCCTGATATGAGAAGTAGCAAAAGAAAGATGTTTCATATTGAGACTGCAGGCGAA